TCACCCGGTGATATTGAAGTTGTTTCCCGATGTTGTTCCTCGGCCTGGGGAGAACTACCGGAATTGGGAGACGGCGAACGCTGATCATATAACCACGTCGAGAAAGACGGTTGTGGGGAAGAAGGCGCAAGAGGCGCAGGTGACGGCCATTTCCGTTGGGCAGCGGATTACTGGGTTTCATTTTGACGAGGCGTATGCTGATGATATTATTGGCCCGGAGAGTGTTTTCACGGGTGAGCAAATGATAAAACGAGAAGATTGGTGGGCCTATTTTCAGAGCATTATGGAGGTTGGCGCTCTTATAACCATAACCGGGACGTTTTATCATTATAATGATTTGTACAACAAAATGATCCGAGAGAAGCAATTCAAAAACGTGTATATTCGGAAGGCGATTGAAAAGGGAAAGGTAATTTATGACACGTGGTTTTCCAAGAAAGACTTAGAAAAGATACGGAAGAGGCAGGGCGAGTATATTTTTAACTGTCAGTACATGCTTAACCCGATGCCCGATTCAACGAAGATTATACCCGGCCCGTATCCAATTTATAATGTTACTCCCCAGGGGGAGAAGACTTTCTATATTGCTGTAGACCCGGCGGGGACGGCAAAACAACATTCTGACGATAGCGGTTTTGCTGTTGGCTTTGTTGATTCAGAGGACAGGTTATGGATTGAAGAGTGTTTTGGGGCGAAGCTCACGCACGACCCGAAGGCGGACAGGTCTTTTTCTGACGTACTTATTCAGAAGGTCATACAGTACGGGCCGAAGCGGGTTGGCATTGAGTATGGAGTTATGGAGACAATTAAATACATCGTGGAGGCGAAGGTGGCCAAGTGGGAAGCCCATAACAACGATAAGAAGGCGTTAGCGCCTTTACGTAATATGACCGCCATTCCCATTCCGAACAATCAAAGTAAAGCCCAAAGGGTTTCTCTTGGGCTGGGCAGCTTTATTCGAGAAGGGCGCGCGTACATACACAGCAGGTGTACCGGACTTATTAGCCAGCTTGAACGGTTTACCGGTAAGGCTGGAGACGCTGATGACATGATAGACGCCGCCAACATGCTGCTATTTTTGCATGACAGGTTTGCCGCTAGGTACAGTGTTCCTAAGAACTTTCGGCGGGGCGGGCTGACGTATCAAGATGTTTGGAAGTTAAGCCAGCCCGAGGACAGCTGGGAGCGGAGGTTTGTTTCATGAACTTATTTTCCAGAATACTCCAGATGGCGAATTCTCCGGAGGACTTACAGCGGTTGTTGCAAATAGAACAGGAGAGAAAAAGGTTTATGGGTCCCGTTGGGACGCGAGGGAATATAGAAGCACTCAAAGGGGGAAACATTGGCACTGAGGGAGTACGTTTGCCGCCGATGCGGAAACGTTCAAACAGAACTGTTTAACGGAGAATATCCGGAAAACATAAAGTGTGAAGCGTGTGGGAGCCGGGCTGATTACCATATAGCTCCGGCGGCATTTAGGTTTGATTTTAAGGACGGTTATGATTGGGGCGCTGGCGAATATTTTAACACGGCGAGGGAAAGGGACACCTACCTCGACAAAAAAGGGCTTGAGAAAATTGGATAAAGAGGTCAAAGCGATAAAAGAAAGATTTGACGCCGCCTTTACCTCTGATGAGGCAAAAGAACGGCGGAAGAAAATGAACCGGTTTTTAAAAGAGTATGGCGGTGAATTGTGGGACCAGAAACAGTTAAAGCCGCATGACAGCAAGGTGATGGCAAACTTTATTTTTTCCTCAATCCAAGCGAAAGCCCCTCTGCTTACAGACAATAAGCCGGTGTGGTCAGTGAAGGCGAGACGGCCGTACTTGCAACCCGCCGCTGACAGATATACTTTAGCCGGTGATTATTTATGGGACAAAGAAGAGTGTGAACATAAATTATTTTTGGCCGTGAAGGATTGTTTACTGTGGCCGATAGGGCTATGGAAAATATGGTTTGATCCGGAAAAGGATGACATTTCTATAGATGTTGACGACCCGAGGACGTTTATAATAGCTCCCGGGTATACCGACTTGTGGGACTGCGCCTGGTGCGGCGTTAAACAGTTGCAACCAAAAAGCTGGATAAAGTCCAAATACGGCGAAGACGTGGAAGCTTCCGAGAAGTCCAGCGGACAAGACGTTTACGGCAAACAGGAGGAAGAAGGGGACTTTGCCTGGGTGTACGAAGTATGGTTAAAAGACGATACCGTTGTTGAGTGTATGGACGAAGAGGGGAGCCCCGTTTTAGACGATGACGGGGACAAGACGTACGAGCTGAAATATCCAAATGGGCGGTTTTTGGTTTTCACGGAAACGACACTATTGGATGACAAAGAAAGCGTGTATTCACACGGCAAGCCCCCGTGGGTGGCTTTTTACGATTACAAGATTCCTCACAGCTTTTGGGGGATCGGAGAGCCGGACCAGATAGAAGAGTTAAACCGCGAGTTCAATATGAGGCTTCAGGCGGTGGCGAAACACGCCCAAAAAACGGCAAGTAAAAACTATGTCTTAGACGGAGGCAGTGGCTTAGACCCTGACGATGTTAAGGAGACAATGGACAAGGGTGGAAATGTATACACGGTGAACGCCGGGTCTGACCAGTCGGTATACCCGATAGATGAGGGGAATCTAAACCCGACGCACTTCCAGTTGTTAAGCAGTATACCGACGCTAATTGACTAAATATCTGGTATAACAGATATAACAAAAGGAATGGCCGCCAAGCGGCAAAGACAATCCGCCACGGAGGTGCAGGTGTTGGCGGAGTCAAGTTACACCAGGATTCGGCAAGCGATACGCAACCTTGAGTGGAGCCTTAAAAGGGCGTTTTATCTGGTTATTTCCCTGATGCAGGATTTTTACACGGAGCCAAGAACGGTTTCCTTTTCGAGAGGTAGTGAAATGGGCTGGGTGGATGTTGGAAACACCCGGGGCGTGTTGACGGAAAGTGTTACTCCGCCGAAAAAGGAAAATGAGAGCGATAAAGAATATCATGAGCGGGTACGGGAAAACAGAGATTATCAACAAATGCTTGAAGTCTTGGGAGAGGTGGACAGGATATATGAGGATTTTGACATTGAAATACAAACAAACTCTACCCTGCCGACAGACCAGCAAAGCCGGGCGAACCTTATGTTACAATTGGCACAAACGCAGATAACACCACAAAGTGTGGTTGACGATAAAGCCGTTCTGGATACATTGCGTATACCAGAAGCTGATGAGATATTGAAGCGGAAGCAGGCGATGATGAAAGCTATGGCCGCTCAAAGTCAAAGGAGACAATAATTATGGCAGACCCAAGACAAGTAGAGGACGCCGTTCAAGAGAATATGACACCATACAATCCTACTGACGCCGCGGTGATGAAGCAGGAAGGTATGGACTTGGCGCGGATGAGCGTCGAGGAGTTTTTAACAAAACTGGGTGTGGATCCGAAAGGGCCAGCCACGCAGTTATCGCAAATACCACAAATGGCCCGGAAGCAAGGGTCAACCGTAAACAAGATGCGCTCTATAGCGGGACAACCCGGTGGCGGGCCCCCACGAGAGCGCCCATCTATGGACGGACTTTTAGGAGGATAATATGGGCGACGAAGAAGGACAAGTTTTAGAAACCCCGGAGGGACAACCTTCAGAGGCCCCGGCGGACGGACAAGTTTCTGAAACCCCTGAAGAGCAAGAGCCCTTCTTCACTTTAGGTGAAGGAGACAAGCAACAGGTTTTCAATACACGTGACGAACTCGAACAAGCACTAAAAACTAAGTATGTGCCTCGGGATGTGTTTACCAAAAAAACACAGTCATTAGCTGAAGAGCGGAAAAAGCTCAAAGCGGAGCAGGAAGCGAAGCAAAAAGAGCTTGAGGAACGGAAAAAGCGACTTGAACAGGAATATGGCAAGTTCGATTCTTTTATAAAGAACCGGCCTGACGTGTATAAAGAGTTGAAAAAGAGGGTATCAGCCCCTCCGGACCCGTCCGTTGCTTTCGAAAAGTCAAAAGAGTATGTAGATTCCGTTAAAGAAGAGCTGCGTGGCGAGCTTGAAGAGTTTAAGCAATGGAAGCAGCAGCAGGAGGCGGAACGCCAGAAAAGCGAAGTATATAATCGCTTAGCTGAACGGTATGAGGATTTTGACAAAGAGCAGATTGAAGACCTGGTGAAAGATCTTTCCTCCGAGAACGATATAGAAAAGTTATATGAGACCCTGTATTTCGCCCAAAAAGGGCGCTCGGCGCCAAAAGAGGTAGAAAAGCAGGTGGCGGAAAACCAGAGGCGGAAAAGGTCCGCCGG